AAGGACAATAAACTCTATTTTTATGCCTCTGTAGGCGATAATTATGTCAACTTGGATGAATTACCCACTTGTATCATAAACGGCTCTCAGATAGCCTCAAAACAAGCCACAAAGGGTATCTACTATATCAACGTTAATCTTTCATCGTTAGAATATGAGGCTGACACGATGCTGTATGACACTTGGACAAACCTTTCATATAATGCTAAGAGAATGCCGGACGTTGAACTGTCCTTTGTGACAAAAGCACCAAATGGTTATTTCTCATTTGGTTTGCCGACGCAAGATGCTGACACTGATTTTGTACCTTCAGTATATGGTATTGATGACCATGAACAAATCAAGCGTGGTGATATAAGGAAGGTCGGAATAGAATGCAGAATACCTTATACGACAAATCAGTTGCGTTCCGTTGATGGCATTGATTACAGGCTATATGTAATGGAAGGACTTAAACAATATGATGTCATTTCTTGGACAAAGGTTGAACGTGGCTATAGTGAGAATTATTTCTTAATCAATACAAATGAACTCATTCCATCAAGATATTATATTGATTTAAGGGTGCATAAAAATTTACAATTAATTAACCATCCAAAGGTATTGCAATTCGATATTGTCAATGACGTTACGGATAATTTAGTCTAAAAGCAGTCCATAAAAGACTGCTTTTTTAATTTATCCTTATTGAATTTGATAACATTTCGTTCAAGTCCGTATTCAGCACTTCTGTTTGTGGCGTCGTGAAGCAAGGCGGGTCCATTGCAAACGGATGGGTGTGTGTCCTTATTACCTCGACAAGTTGCTTGAGAAACTCTATAAGTTCGTCACCATATGGTAATGGGTGTGCCTGTTCCAGTATTTTAACCAATTCTTCATCCGTTATTAATGCTTTCCTGTCATTTAATGTAAAAGGTGTCTTTGAATCGTGTGACAATAGGTTAATTCTGTCAGCCACAATATTGATTGAAGAGGCGAAATCTTTACCTTTGTGGTCTTTAAGACGTTTATATTTCATCTGGATATAAGACAAGTCTTCACGATTGAATAAGAGCGTATTTTTTGCTTCGCCACTTGGCTCTCTTTTAAAGCCGCATCTTAATCTTACTTCACTATCTTTCAGAATCAAGTCAGCATTTTGTCTTCCTTGTATTGCAATATCTTCTCTGTCAGGATAAGTACCTTCGTTGTCGGGATTAAGTTCCGGACGTGGTAACGGTGTGGAGTATTTTCCATTATCCAATATTGACCTTGCTGAAAAATTGAACGGGTCATAATTAAGGTTATATTGCTGTGAAATAATCGGACCGATAAACCATCTTCTTCCTTTGGTGACACCGAGCACATTTACAATCACCAAGACCATTTCGCCCACTTTTGGGTTTATATGGAAATGTTTTGGCATAAGAGGATAGCAGTAAGGCAAGTCATCAGTAGTCAGGCAGTCACTGTCATCCGGGTTTATCCTTACTTTTATCCTAAGTCCATCTTTATCGTCAATAACAGACAAGACTTTACATTCTCTAATTAATTTATCATCACTTATTTCCATACATTCTAAAAAAAATTAACATTTTATTGTATAATACCCATTATATTTACCGGAATTGTGTTAATTGATGTTACCACAACAGGTCCGCCTGCATTTGCACCAGTACCAATACTATTGATTGTTCCTGGTTCAATTACGCAAGTAACACGTGCGTTGTCTTTTATCTCTTGGACTATTTCTTCGCACATAAGTCTTATGAATTGATTGATTTTGTTTGGAGAACCATCATTATTAACACCCGTTTCAATTCCTGCTTCCGGCAAGCGTCTTATTATTGCACTTGCCATTGCAATTGCCGAAAGTCCGGGACGTTGGTATACCTCACAAATAAGGAGAATTGGTGGTATGGACTGTAATGCAGGTCTCACAGTTGAAAAAGCCTTTTCTATTCCTTGTGCTATTTTATTAATCCAACTCATTATCTTCTTAAATTAACATTCATTATTTTTAGGTTCTTCCTCTTCACTTGGTAAGATGTCAGCATAGTCAATATTATCAATATTGTAATCAAAATGCCTACCATGTTTCTTGAAACAATCAATAAGTCTTTTAATTAATCTTACATAGTATCTTGCTTGTTCAATGCTTAACTTCAATGTTACTTCTTTAACTAAATCGCCAATGATTATCATTATTTCCCTCATAAGATAATTCAAGAGTTGGTCACGTATTGCACGTATAAGTTCTGCAATCAATTGTTTATATTGGCCAATAAATCCCTCTAAGTCAAAATTGGTTTCCCTTCCTATTATTTTGAGATTAATCAATAATAACAGATAGACCTTTGGTGATAAAACGCTGCATACAATGACATAGGCAAGGCTGTTTAGCAAATTTTCTATAAGATTCATTTGCACGCCGAAATTTACCTTGTCATTCATTTCATAGTCTGTATTTGATAATTCCTTCGAAATGTCCGTAATAGCACCTTCTATAACCGTCTGTATTGTTTCCTTATTTGTTGCCTGGTTCAGTTCGTTAAGGGTCGAAAGAATATCTTCGGCATTAACTTTAACGGCACTTGTTTCATCGCCATTTATTGTGAGTAATCCTGCCTTTCTAAGTTCTGCCTGCCTTGACATTGCATCATAGTCGTCATTCGAAAACGTGAAGAAGCAATCAGAAACAACGAGGTCGTCACTTTCGGTAATCATGCTTACCATTTTCTTCACTTCGTTTCTTATCAACTGCTGTTTGTATGTAAGATGCAGATTAATTGTCAAGACGGCCGTAAGTGCGTCCAATAAGCGTGCTGCAAGTGCCTTTTCTTCAAAAAGGGTAAGAGACATTATATAGTCAATGTTGAACTCAATTAATGATTTGCCATAATAATAGTTTCTGTTTTTCTTCGGATTTAAAAAGGGGAAATATCTGTCAGCAACTTCTTCAAGTTGTTCCTTAATGACCCCTATTTCGACTTGAAGTTGATGCTTTATGTTATATGCATCTTCCCTATCCATTAACAATACATCAATCCCATTTTGGAGTGAACGTATTTTTGCATTAAGTTTTTTGTATTGCTTCTTATATTCTTTTTCGTCAATGTTGCCGTTAGACAGATTTTCCTCCAATAACGTTTTTGAGTCTTCTAATTGCTTAAGCTTAAACTCTTTATTGTCAATCTTATTAGAAATTTTCTGAATTGTCTTGTCCTCCTCGTACAAAAGCGACTGTTTTTGATTAAGCTGTCTGATTTCTTCGATGTTCTTTTCACGCACATCACCTATAAACACGTGGAGACAGTTGCTGTATGGTGTTTGCCGATAATAATCATTTCCGTATGCGTCTTTTAGGTATCCGTTATTTTCGTGGTATTCCAGGGTTATTATGCCGTCTTCTTTCTTTAATTTTTGTTCCGGGTCATTGAATGGATAATCATTCCTAAACTCGTCGTCTTTACGGTATTTCTTTGGTTTCCATACATAACGCCTATTGGCTTTGTTTATCATAAACCATATGAACGCATCCATATCGTCGCATTTGGTCAAGTCATCAGGAAATTTGGCATCTTCAGTGCCAAAATAAAAATAATGTCCGATTTTTTTATCAAATGGCGAAAACTTCAGTACGTCAGCTATGTCAATTTCCTCTGCACTGAAAACAATGCCATTTCTTAAAATTTCATCAGTAAAAAACGGGTTTACCGAACAAGAAATAATGTCTTTTAATTTAGCAATCAGCAATGCCTTGACAGATGCTTCGACAACCGGCAATTCAAATGATATGAAATTTGCAATGGTTGTAATGAGTCTGTTATATCCGGCAGTTGTCTTGAACAAATCCATTAAAAAAGTAAAAGGATTTGTCGAAGTATTAAAAGACAGCTCCGTGTTGGCTTCACCTAAATCGGGATATTTGTTCAACACCGCCATTGCGGCATTAACTATCGCCAATGTTTCATTTTTTACTTGTTTGACATTTGCCATCTTTATTTCAGTTGATATTTCTCTATATTTTCGGTACTTGTGTCTGTGTCGTCTATGAGGGCATTTGTTATTTCCTGCCAGTCAGGTATTTCCCCTTCAGACACTGTTAATTTAATATCGCCGTTATATTTAATGATTTCGGACATTAGCTTGGCTATGTCAAGTTTTCTCCCAATAGCCTTGTCCTTGTTGGATATGTAGTCATTCATTGCTTTCGCATATTTGGCCTTTGCATCCACGATTTCTTCACTTAATTGTACTGAGCTTGACAGTTTGTTCATTTCATTTTGTATCTCAACAATGTTTTTGTCAGCCTCGTCATATAATTCCTGTAATAGCTCTTCTATTTTTTCAATTGAATTTAACTTGAGCTTGTATTTTTTGGGTAGTTTATTAGCCATGATTAAAAAAAAATAAGCATTTATTGTCTTGACCGTAGTGGTCATAAATAATTAGTCATTAATCAGCTTTTCCTTTGTAAAGAGATATAGTTTCTTATATTTTTTCATCCCTTCCCTTATGTCTTTCGTCGGTAAGTCAGTATAGTCACGAATAAATTGCAAGACGCACGATTTGTTAAATTTCCTGCTACCGAGATACCTGAATATTTCTTCCCAGTTTAGCAGCATTTCTAATAGTGCATTGCCTATTTTGGTTTCATTTTCATTAAGAAGGTGTGCGTTTTCGGATAAAAGCATTTCTTGCAATTGCGAAATCGTGGTGTTAATAAGCTCTGTATTAAATTCTAATATCTGTTTTTCTTGGTTGACGTCAGACCTATTGTCGTTTTCACTGTTTGGGTAAATCAAGTCGTATGAAATCTGCTTCTGCACCCTCTTGCTATATTGTGTCCTTTTCAGTATCAGATAGTTTTTGCATATCGTGCCGCAGTAGGAATATGCCTTATATTTTTTTTGGGGGTCAAAATTGTTTATTTTTGTTATAAGAAATGACATTGTGTCAAAAAATGTTTCTTCAAAGTCTTCGTCAGGTGTGAAAAGGTTATATCTCCTTATGATGCTTTCAATCATTTTGGTAAAAGGGAAATATAGCTTTTGCGCGAATATTCTATCTTTTATCCTTTTGTCCGTGGTAGTGACATATTCGACGAATGCTTTTTCCTCTTCTTCGCCAAAATATATTTTCTTGTTTGGGTTTGGTTTTCTTCCTCTTTTTTTTGGTGTTTGCAAAGCATCCGGAACAGTAGATACATTGTCTACTGTTCCGTCGTTTTCTGCTTTGGTGTTTAATGCTTCCTCATTCATTATTTTAATTCTTCTTGCTTTATTTTACTAATGTCCGTCTCCCTGTCTTCGGTATAGGAGCATTCAATTTTAGCCAGGTCAAACCATTTCTTTATGTCTTCCTTTTTCAGCGTGTTATTGTAATTGTCCGTAAGACTGTCCTCACGTCCGATTACATGTAAATATCCTTCTTTTGGCACTACAAAAACCTTAAGTTCTTTTTTGGTCAGCCTCAAAAGGAACTCATAGTTGAAGGCCACCTTGATGGAAGGCTTGAATCCACCGATGGCAAGGAAATCTTGCGTGTTATAAATACCACCGGTCAGGTTAAAGGAATAAAAGTCCTGAAGGCAATCATAGTCTATATACCCAATATCATTTGAGAATGAACTTGTCCATGCAAGCTCATTTACATATTGAAACTGTACATGGTTTGTATCTGTCAAGATGTTAATCGGTAAGAAAAGGCTTACGCTTTCATTTGTATAATAATAGTCGTGTGCCATCTTGAACCAGTTTTCACTATACATATCATCAAATTCAAGAATCGAAAAGTATTCGGTATTTACTGATTTTGCCGCAAAATTAACTTGTGAACAGAAATCTGTTTTTCCTGTATTCCTGCAAAGACGGGAAAATTCCTTTTCCGTAAATTCTTCGCCTATTTCTTCAAGCACATCACCAGGACCGACGACCATAGTAATCAATTGCCCATAAGTATATGTCTCTTGGTTTTTCTTGATGCTGTCAAGTGCCTCACTCAGTAATGTCTTTACATTGTCATTAAATTTATGAACAGGTATTATAATTGTAATGTCCTTCATGCTATTCATTGTTTTTACTCTTTATTGCTGCCTTAATTTCTGTAAACTCATTTATCCTTTCATCAATGTACCCATTAATGATTTCATCGACTTTCTTTTCATATGTCCCGTATGTATATTGGCTGTCAAGCTTTTTCATGTTTTCATATAATGTCTCTGGAATCTTATCCTGCATCCAAGAGCCTAATACTTGTGACAGTATATCCGGTATTATATTAATGTCATAAGTCCAAACGGCGTTGTTCAGGAGTTCGCCATCATTACCCATCCACTCAGGTAAATGCTCTGGCACTTTTCCTATGAGGATATTTCCGGTCCTGATTGCCTCAATGGCCGAATAGCCAAACGGCGTGTCAGTGTCCACCCATATGGTAATGGCTGACTCTTGCAAAAATTCTGCAAACATTTCTTTTGGATAGCCTCTTAAATCCCTGAACGAAATGAACTTATACATTGGATATTTCCAATAGAATTGTTTCATAATCTTATTGACGTCCTCAGTCTTTTTGGATATGATGTTGACAATCAGCTTCTTTGGCTTAATCGGCTTTCTGAATATGTCTGAAATATAAGGATTTAAGGTTTTGCATCTCATATAGGGGAAAACACTGTTTACTAATTTTCCCTGTTGGTCGGTGTTCGTGATAACATCACGTATCCCATATGTTCCCCACTCATCATTGAACGGTATAAACTCCGTTATATAATCGTAGTTATGCAGGATGATGATGCGCTTACAAGGTGCTTTGAGCTGGTATGTCTGCTTCATGAGACTTGAAAATACCTCCGGAATAAAAAGAAAATCAGACGGACTTACTTTCCATTCTTCCTTTGAAATGTTTACATGCGGCAACTCCATAAATTCCTCGCCAAGCCACTCGCCGACACCGGTAA